TCACTTCGTTGGTGAGACTTTCTTGCCTTTCCGGTTGCGGATGTACTGCTCAGTCATGACTACGGTGGTATGCCCAAGTTGATCCTTGGCCTGCATGATATCGCCACTGGATTCGGCCTTGTCCGTACCGGCTTTGGCGCGCAGATCCCGCATTTGAAACTCAGGCTTAGCCACCCCAGCAGCTTCCCTCGCTATATCAAATCTCCTACGCAACATTGCCACCGTCATCGGTGTGCCATCCTCTGCAACGATCAGCCGCGTCGAGCGGACTTTATGCCCTGACTTTCGGGACATTATTCGATCAATCAAAACCTTCAGTTCGCCGGTGACCTCGATTCGACGTTTTGCCTTTGTTTTCCCCTGAAGGACCCAGATCTGCCCATCCCTTACGTCTCTTTCGTCCATCATCCGTGTGTCCGTGACTCGTTGACCAGTCAAGTAGGCGAGGTCCATTGCATCACGCAACCCCGCGTCAGCCTTGTCGTGAACTCGCTTGAACAGGTCGTCCTCAACGTAGGTGTCCCGCCCAGTCTCCTTGTTGCCTTTGATTCCGGCGCAAGGGTTCGCAAGTGATGTATAGCCCTTGTCCCTGGCGTAGTTCCATATCGCGCTGAGCAGGGCTTTTTCTCGATTGGCTCTTACGGGCGCTGACTTTCGCCAGGTCAGATACTGGCGAACATGAAGGGGCTCGATCGTCTCAAGTGGTGCGGGCGGATCATCGAAGAACGCCATTAAGTTTTTCAGTTCGCGCTGGTTGTCGAGCTGAGTCGCTGCGCCCTTGGTGGGCACAACTTCAACCAGGTACTTTTCTGCCACGTACCGAAAGGTGATCACCCTGGTGACCAGTTCGGTTGAACTGCGATCACGCTCCAGTTTTGCGTACGCCATGATGGCCAAGCCGTAGTCACTGCCCAGGGGTATTTCCTTGCGGTCCTTTCCGCCGGTGTCGTAATAGTAAAAAACCCGGCCGCTGGCTTTCTTGCGCTCTCTTAGCCGGGCGATGGAGCCCGGCTTACTTGGTCTTCTTCCCATTTCAGCTTGCCTTGCGTGGTTTCCATACGAGTTTCTCTGGCTCGGATATGCCGACGGCAGTAACTGCCATGGCTGTCACGCTCGGCCAACCGTTCATTTTGATGGTGTGCCGGATGCCGTTTCTTTTGAGGTTCAGGATCTGGCCAGCCTTTGTCCGAGCGCCGGTCAGCTCGCAAACCTCTTCATGCGATAGGAATTGAACTCCGCTCATGGATCGCTCCGTGCGCCCGTAGTGGGCCGCGCTGTCTTGATGATGTGAATGATGAAACCGAAGGTGATCAGCAGCCAGCCGCAGGTGCCGACGAAGGCGTAGAGGATATCGGTTGTTTCGCCGCCGACCAGAAGGCGCGGGGCGATCCAAAAGAACCAGCAACCGCTGCCTACCAGGTACAGCAAAGCGCCCAGCAGGATGAGGGTGAGTTTTATTGCGAACATGGCGGTGTCCTTGCCGCGCTGGGCGGCATATAGGGGATTGGAGTGATAGCTTTCTGCCTAGATGTCAAATAGGCCGAAAGCCGTGTACAAGAAGGTTCAATTAAGTTCGTGATGAGGCATGGACGTGTCACACAACTTCGATGCTCCGATAGCGCACGCTTACCGGGGCCACGTGATGTTTCTCAAGTTCGACTGGCGCCGCCCGAACGATGAGACCCCTGTTGCCGCAAATATCATTGAACCAGCAGCCATCAATGGCTTGGGTGAGGTTGCAGCGAAGTTGGAAGGCCCTTGGCCAGACTATCCAGCAGCGCTTGATGACGCGATGGCGGCGGCGGAACGATGGATCGATAGTCAGTTGCCGTGACTCTGTTCACCGGCAGTCATGTAGGGGATTGGGGTTAGGCTGCTGGGTGTTGCACTGTGTCGCGGAAGACATCCATCTGTGCGGCGCCGTCGAGCCAGGCGGCCGCGATCCGGCGTTCAGCCATTGCGGCATATTCCGGGTTCAGTTCGCACAGGATTGATTTTCGGCCTTCCTGCATGGCAACCACCGCCGTGGTACCGGCGCCGCCGAAAGGGTCAAGCACGGTGCCGCCTAGTGGCGCGCCGGCAAGGATGCACGGGCGGATCAGATCGGGCGGGAACGTGGCGAAGTGGGCTTCCTTGAAGGCGTGCGTTGCAACGGTCCAGACGCTGCGCTTATTGCGGGTGGCTACATCCCACGAACTTTCCTCGCGGTCTGGTCGATGCGTGCCGACTGCTTGGCCCGGTATGGCCTGCTCTCGCTTCGAACCTTCACGCTTGAAGCTGTCCCGCCGTGCTCGCTCTGCGCCGTCTTTGTGGAAAGCACCGTGCCCACCGTCGCCGGTTGATGTGTCCCAGCCGGTCGGTACTGTTGCCCTCGGCTTGGTTATCACATCGAAGCCATGGCCGAAGCCGACCCCGCTGGGTGTTGCGCCGTATATCGCAGGCTCGCGGATCGCGGTCATATCGCAGTGGTACCGGCGCGACTTACTGAGCAAGAAGATATATTCGTGGGCCTTTGTGCAGCGGTCGCGCGTTGATTCCGGCATGGGGTTTGGCTTGTGCCAGATGATGTCTTGCCGCAGGTACCATCCGTCATCCTGGAGGGCGAACGCCAGGCGCCACGGCATGCCCATCAGGTCTTTCGGCTTGTACTCCGCGTGGGTTGTCGATTTTGCTTTACGCTGACTTGCCATCACCTGCCTCTGGCTGAGCGTCGATACTCCGACGCCCATATCATCACGACCGTGCGCGCCCCAACTGCCGGCATAGCTGTCACCCATATTTACCCAGGCCGTTCCATCGTCGCGGAGTACTCGGCGCACCTCGCGGAACACTTCGACCAGTCGAGCTATGAACTCGGCTGGCGTTTCCTCTAGACCAATCTGGCCGTCTACACCGTAATCCCGAAGTCCATAGTAGGGCGGGCTGGTTACGCACATCTGAACCGACTTGTCTGGCAGCGTCCGCATCGACTCAATGCAGTCGCCGATCAAAACGCGATGCTGTTTCATGGGCGAGTTCGTCCTTGCCGCTATAGCGGCTGACTTTGAAGGGGGAGGGGTTACAGGTTTTACGGGAGGGGTACGGATGTACTCCTATAGAGATTTGGCAGTGCTACGAGTCGATATCCGACAAGCGGTAGTTGTTTGATGATTCGTCGTGACGACGGGTGATGTCGCGTGACATGAGTTGGAAAAACCCCAAGAGGAATTTAATCAGTCGTGATAACAAAATCGGTATCGCCTAAATCAACTGGTGATACCAACATGCTAAAACTGAATGAAATCCTTGAGGCTATTTACTATGTCCTCGCCATCATTTTGTCACTGAGGGAGCTGGGGTGGCTTCAAGCTGCTTCTGTTTGGTACTCCGAGATTCTCCATGGGTCATTTGCCCTTGCGAGTGCAGCCATGGGCGGCGGGCTGACGCTGTTGCCGCACATGTGCACCTGCTGAGTTTTGGTGAACGGCTTGCCGTCGGCGCCGTGGCTGATGATGTAGTCGGCCGGGAAGCCCTGGGCCTTGTACAGCTCGGCCGGTTTCAGCATCCGCAGGCAGATGTCGACGATCACATAGGGCGTGCCCTTCACCATGACGGTGACCATGGCCAGGCGGTCCTTGGTGGTGATTGTCGGAGCGGGCGCATCGCAAGCGCTGATGTTCTCGGTACCGTAGTAGCTGATCAGGAAAGCGGCTACGCGGAGGGCACCGGCTTCGTGTTCCGGTGACAGCGTGAGCGACACCAGCGAACTCTTGCCACCGCCGCCGGCTGTGATGGTGGGTGCTGGTTCCTCCAGGCCCTGGCCAACGCTGCCGCCGAATGCCCGCTCCATGAATGCGCTGACCAACCCGTGGTGCTGGCCGCCGGCGCTGACGGTGTGCAGCGGGTCGTTCACGTCCCGTGCATCGCAGTTGCCACGCAAGTGAACCAGGTTCGCCACCGCCAGTTGCTGCTGACTGCCGGTGTTGGTCACCGTGGTCATGGGTTCGTGCATGCCCTTGGCGTGCGTGGTGTTGAATCCGCCGTTGGCCTGGATCATCACCGCGGAGCTGACGGACTGTCCGCCGCCGCTTGCGGTAACCGTGCCGATAGGGCCGCAAATGTCGTTCACCCCGTGGGAGCGGCGCTTATTTGCCCCAGAGCCCTCGCCGTGCCCGGCCTGGACGATGCAGGCGGAAGCCAGCGCACGGTGGTTCTGGGTCATCAGCGTGCCCACCGGCTGGTCCATGCCCACCGGCTTGCCTGAGTACTCCGGGCCACCGGCCCCAACCATCAGTGGGCTGATCAGCGTCAGCTCGCCACGGTTCGCACAGGTCACTGTGGGCAGCGGCTCAAGCGGGTCATTGATTCGGTCGCTGCCCTGGTGGGTAGCCGGGGCAATGATCGGGCTGACCACTGAGAAGGCGCCGCCCTTTGGGTAGGAGGTGATGGTGCGCAGCGGCTCGTCGGCCGACTGCACTGCCTCGCCGGACCAGTTCGCAATCGGCACAATAAATGGCGACGCGCTGTCGATGACGAACTTCTTCATGCCCTTGGCAACGCGGCGCAGGGTGGCCGGTGCCAGGTCCTTCTTGCGTCCGAATATGCTTTTGCCCAGGTCGGTGAAGTCGATGCAGTCAGCGGCTGTTTTCCACTTCTGCTGACCCTTGGCAGGGTTTTTCGCGTGGGTCGGCTCGGGCCACACGATTGGCTGGCCGTCGCATCGGGCAATCATGAACAGCCGCTCCCGGCTGGTCGGCGCGCCGAAGTCGCAGGCCTTGATCACCTTCCACTCGACGACGTAGCCCATGCCCTCGAGCAGAGCCACGAAGCGGCGCCAGGTCCGGCCGCGCTGCTTTGGATCTGGAATAAGGAACTGCTGGCCCACCGGCACGACCTCGCCAGGTGCCGCCACATTGCCGTCCAGCTTCACCACTCGCCCGGTGGCCTTGTCGCGCTTGGCGATCAGTCGGCCCCATTGCAGGATCTGCTTCACGTTCTCCAGGCTGATCACGCGGGGCCGCTTCTTGCCTCCCCACTTGAGGCCGATCCACGACAGGTTGCGGATCTCGCGCTTGCGCGGTTGGCCGCCAGCTGCCTGGCTGTGATGGGTGCAGTCCGGCGACATGTGGAACCAGCCCACGGCCTTGCCGCCGCACTCGGTGTCCGGGTCGCCATCGAAAACGTCGGTCGTGAAGTGCTTCGCGCCCGGGTGGTTCACGGTGTGCATGCTGATCGCTTGCGGGCTGTGGTTCTTCGCAACATTCACCGCGCGGCCCAGGCCCATCTCCAAGCCGGTACCGGCCCCGCCGCCACCGCAGAAGAAGTCGACAACGATCTCATCGTCCTGAGGGTTGAAGCCGAGTCCGTATTGAGTTTTGAAATCCAAGGCGTGTTTCTTCCGTTGTGCGGACATAGGGGATCCTTATCGGTATATTTGACCGAATTGATTTTCAGGGGGGCGTTATGATTTGCGCACTTTGCAGGGAAGAAAAAGGCAAGCTTATCGATAGCCACTTTATGCCAGCGGCTGCCTATCCTCATGTTCGAGGAACCGAAGAAACTGGTAGTGGACCACCTGTATTAATTAACTTACGAAGAAAAAGCGCGATCCAAACAGATAGACAAGTTAAGCGTCCGCTGCTTTGTTCTGAGTGTGAAGACCTTTTTTCAAAAAATGGGGAACGGAGGATGGGGCACCTTTGGGCTACTGCCTCCGGGTTTCCTTTACTAGACATGCTAAATTCTGAGGCAGCAATTTCTAAAGGTGAAAGATTCGATATTTACGACAGTCGTTTGTTGGAAGCAGGTGTTGTGAACTCAATCTTCTACTTTGCAATGAGTATATTTTGGAGGGCACAGGTCTGGGATTGGGGGTATGATGGGGATGCCTATAATCGTGCGCTTGGGCAGCATTATGAATCCAAGTTCAGGAGTTTTTTATTAGGAAAAACAGAATTGAATAACGTGTTGTTGTTCGTCAATGTGAACTCTGACTTAGATACCTCAGCTATTATGACGTTTCCTAGGTCAGGGAGAGTCGGCTCAGATCGGCTCCATTCTTTTAGTCTGCTGGGCTTGAATTTCGATATGTATGTCGGCCGAAAAATTAGCTCTGTGACTCGAACTCCTTTTGAATTTTATAATACGCAAATTATGTTTGTTTCTTCTGATCTGAAAAAGTCCGCTGCATTTAAGAAATTGGCAGGCAGAGTTCGAACAGAAGTAGAGGCGAAAGGGAAGTTGAAAGCCAATCCTGCGAATAAATTCAATCATTCACAAAGACCATAAGCAGATGAACAACTGTTCTGGCTGTCGGTGCGTGCGATGAGGTCGACCATGTCGAACTGGCGGCCGCCGCGCGCGGTGTTGCTCCAGTCGACGATCCTGTCAATTCCGTGCGTGGCCGCGCTAACCTTTTCATCTGACCGGACGGTGGGGTCGGTGACGGTGGCGAAGAACGTAGCCGCGCCTCGCTTGCTGGCAATGCTCACCAGTCGCTCCCACTCGCGCACACGATCAACTTCCTCTGGCCACCTGGCCGCGATCTGCCGGAGCTCGTCTTTCGCGCACATGATGCAGGGCATGCACCCGACTCGATTGCAGCCTTGCAAGTAAAGCGGGTTCGGCTTGATCCCGGCCGCGCGGTGGGCCTCGAAGACTGAATCAACCGTCCACTTCAAGATGGGCCGGTAGTTGAACAGGCCGCCGCCAACCTCATCGCACTCCGGCAGGTATCGGCGGTTCAGTGATTCATCGGCCCGCACGCCTTGCCAGGACAGCAGCATGTTTTCGCCGTCCATGAGTGGCAGGTAGACCTGCTCAATGATTGGGTTGCGCTTGAGCTCGTCGGTGCAGAAGCGGGCTTTGGTGCTGGGGAATCGACCTTTCCAAAGGCACAAGTCCAGGAACGGGTTGCCGGTTGGGTGCAGGACTTCTAGAGCGCCCAGCACCACGGATTCGGCAACACCCTTTTCGCGCCATTT